GATGTTTTGGCACAACTGGATATTAATTGTTTGATATTAAAGTATTCAGAGAATGATGTTAAACAAATTAAGAGAGCAAAATATCAAGAAGAAATAGAATGGTTGGTATTAAATGATAAAAGAAACAAGTTTATCAAAAACCTTGCAAACAATATTACAGGTAATGTTCTTGTTTTATTTAATTATGTTGATAAGCATGGTATTCCTCTTTATCAAGATATTTCGAAAGAAAAGAAAAAAGAAACGTTTCTTATATGTGGAAAAACAGAAATTGAAGACAGAGAACAAATAAGAAAAATTGTTGATAAACATAACAATAGTGTATTAGTAGCATCTTATGGCACATGTAGTACGGGTATCAATATTAAAAACATACATGCCATTATATTTGCTTCTCCTTCCAAATCTGTCGTTCGTGTTTTACAATCAATAGGAAGAGGACTTAGAAAGTCTGATACAAAAAGCAAAGTTACTGTCTTCGACTTAGGAGATGACCTCAGTTGGGGAAAGTATCGTAACCATGCTCTTCGACATATGGACGAAAGAACAACCATATATACTAATGAAGAGTTTACATTCAAGAAGACGAAAATTAAGTTAGGAGATTGATCTATGAATTTAACAATTCTTAAACTTAGAAGTGGTGAAGAAATAGCATGTCAGGTTCTTGAAGAAACAGAATTAAACATAAAAGTTTTTCAACCAATGGTTTTTAAAACAATTTCTAGTCTGGATTCTACTGGAAGACCGTTTGATGTTACGACTCTTCAGGATTGGTTGATGAATACAGATGAAAAAAATGTACTCATACCAGCGGACCACATTGCATTTAAATCTATTCCAAATGAAGAAACTGTAAAATTATATCAAATGGAAAGTTATCAATTTGATAAAAATGAATTAAAATCAGATGTCAGAAAAACAATTGATGAAGAATTCAATAATCAAGCATTTGCTTCGTTTTTAGAAGAATTAATGAATTCTTCATCATCACTAGTAGATGAACCACCGCCATCGAAAAGAAAATCTTCGAAAAAGGCAAAAAGAAAATCAAAAAATAATTATTTACCACCAGATATGACTGATGAAAATGAACTTGATCGACATATGATTATGATGCAAATGTATATACCAGCAGAAGCAATTATGAATTTAATTACTGCTGGAGTAATTAAACCACAGGTTTTACTTGATATGGTTGATGAGATTAAGAAAAGAAATCGATTTACTGGAGATGAACAAACCAGAAAAGATTTTGGTGATAAGTTTAGTGATTGGAACCCAGATCCAAACTCTGACGACTATAAGTAATAATAGCTTACTTTAGAATCTTTCTTCTTATTCCCACACAGAAATTATACACAAGATGTTAAGAACTTGTCAAGCTCTAATTTATAGTTTTTATAAAAATGTTTTAAATCACTTGAAAGTGTTTATAAACGTGCTATACTTTGGCAACGACGAGGAAACACATGAAAGAAAAAGATGAAGAAATAATAGAAGACGAAGTTAAAAGTTTAAGACATTACATAGATAATGTCAAATTTTGTAAATCAATGGTTGAGTGGAAAAAATTAGTGAAGGAAGCAGAAAACTGTGGAGAAAAACGTCCACCCGTAACTGATTACATTGCGGAATCCTTTCTTAAGATTGCAGAGCATTTGTCACACAGACCTAATTTTATAAACTACCCATTTAGAGAAGACATGATTGGTGACGGTGTAGAAAATTGTATACTTTACGCACATAATTTTGATCCTAGTAAGTCTTCAAATCCATTTTCATATTTTACTCAAATAATTTATTATGCGTTTCTTCGTAGAATTGAAAAAGAAAAGAAACAATCGTTTATTAAATATAAATGCCTTCAAATGAAAGATGTTGATGGTAAATTTATAGAATGGATGAAAAAAGAATCAGACGCTGGAACGTATTCTGAATTTTTGCAAAAACATTTTTCTTTAAGTGAAACTGATGTAGATAAATTAGAACCAAAAAAGAAAAATAAAAAAAGAAGGAAGCGTAAGTGAAAATAGCATTTATATGTGATACCCATTTTGGTTGTCGAAATGATTCACCTTTTTTTCTAGAAAACGCATTATCATTTTTTGAAAAACAATTTATACCATATTTAATCAAAAATAATATTAAAAATGTAATACATCTCGGAGATTTCTTCGATAGAAGAAAATATATTAATTTTAATACATTATCTCAAGTTAGAAAAAATGTAATTGAAATTTTTGAAAACTTAGGAATAACTATTCATATCACCATAGGAAACCATGATACTTATTACAAGAATACTAATTCTTTAAATTCATTGAAGGAAATACTGGGTGAAAAATATAATCATATAAAAATATATGAAAATCCAACTACTTTAATTTTTGACAATTTTTGTTTTGGTCTTATTCCGTGGGTTACTAAGGAAAATGAAGAAGACGTTCTTAACTATGTTAAAACGTGTCCATGTAGAATGATAGGTGGACATTTTGAAATTGTTGGGTTTCAAGTAATTCCAGGAGTAAAACATCAAGGTGGATTTAACATATCTGTTTTTTCTAGATTTGATCGGGTATTGTCTGGGCATTTTCACATAAAGCAATCTGAAGGTAATATTTATTATCTTGGAACTCAATATCAAATGAACTTTTCAGATGTTCATTCAACTAAAGGATTTCACGTTTATGATATACAAACGGATGAAATGGAATTTATTGAGAATACTAATAATATATTTCATATTTTTGTTTATGATGATTCTTCATCGGATGAAATTAAGCGTATCGCAAAATTTATAAACGAAACAACCCTTAAAGGTGGATTTGTTCGAATAACTGTAAGAAATAAATCAAAACAAAATATTTTTGACAAATTTATAGATGCTCTTTGGGATAAGGGTGTGCAAGATATTTCTGTTATAGAAGATCCTCTTGAAAAATCAACAACAGTTGAATTTGATGAAGGAGAGGATACAATGAGCATCATTGCAAGAGAAATTGATGCAATTGAACGCGAATTAGATAAAGTAAGATTAAAAACTTTAATAAAAGATCTATACATGGAAAGTTTAAAAATATGATTATTTTTGAAAAAGTAAGATTCAAAAACTTTGGATCGTTTGGGAATAATGTTACAGAAATCATACTCAATAAAAATAACAATACTTTAATCTGTGGAAATAATGGAAGTGGCAAATCGTTTGCTTTTTTGGATTCAATTACATTTGCCTTATTCGGTAAACCTTTTAGAAAAATAAATATACCACAATTAGTAAATTCTGTAAATGAAAAAGGTTGTTTAGTTGAAATTGAATTTTCAAAAGGTTCAGATAACTTCATTGTTCGTAGAGGAATAAACCCTCGTATTTTTGAAATCCATAAAAATGGAGATTTGATGAATCAAGATGCAAAGAGTCTTGATTATCAGGAAATTCTTGAGCAACAAATTTTGAAGATGAATTACAAGACATTCACTCAAGTTGTGATTCTTGGAAGTTCTTCATTTGTTCCATTCATGCAGTTGTCTGCTGCGGATCGACGATCTGTAATTGAAAACATTCTTGATATCAATATTTTTAGCACAATGAATGTTGTTCTAAAAGGTAAGATTCTTTCACTAAAGGAAAGTGTAAAAGAACTAAATATTAAAATTGAAATTGAAAAGAACAAGATTAGTACACAGATGACTTTTATTAATACTCTAGAAAAGAAAAATAATGAAGATAATGAAGACAAACTGAGTCATATTAAGGAACTTGAAACAAGATGTAATGAATTACAAGGCAGTCTTTATGTGAATGGACTTGTAATGTATACTGAAGAAGATATACAAGATGCGGTGAATAATTTGAAAAAACATAGAGACAATGTTAAAGAAATGGAAAGAAAACTTGCTTCCTTAAATACAGAGAAAAAACAAAAAGAAAAAGAAATAGTTTTCTTCAAGGAAAATGAAACTTGTCCAGTCTGTTCACAGCATCTCGACTCAAGAGTAAAGAAAGAAAAGATTTTAAATACAAATCTCGATATATCAAATATTGACAATGACATATCTATCGGAAAAGAAACAATAGAAAATAAAGAAAACTTTATTAATGAGTTAGAAGTAGTATTAAACAATACTAGAAAGTTGTTGAATGAAAGAAATACAATTGAAAGTGAAGTCAAAACTATAAAGCAAGAAATAAAAAGAATTGAATCATCGATGAATAAATCTTCATTGGTTGGTGATATTCAAAGCGAAAAAGAAAAATTAATTCTCCTACAGGGTGGATTAAAGGCGATAGAAGACGAACGAGCAGAACATTCAGAAGAATTAATGTATCATGAACTGGCAAGCGATCTTTTAAGAGATGGTGGTGTCAAGACAAAAATCATCAAGTATTACTTGCCACATATGAACAAGTATATTAACAAATATCTTTCATCCATGGACTTTTTTGTTCAATTTAATCTTGATGAAGAATTCAATGAGCAAATCAAATCACGACACAGAGATGATTTTAGTTATATGAATTTTAGTGAGGGCGAAAAAATGCGTATTGATCTTGCTCTTTTGCTTGCATGGAGGGAGATAGCAAGACTTAAGAACAGCATTAATTGCAATTTATTGATTCTTGATGAAGTTTTTGATTCATCTTTAGATTCTGTGGGTATGGATGAACTTATGAAATTGCTTAAAATTATAAGTGATAAAGCACATGTTTATGTTATAAGTCATAAAGCAGATCAATTGGTTGATAAATTTTCAAATATTATTAGTTTTGAAAAGAAAAATAATTTTAGTAAAATTATAAATAATGGAAATGAGCAAATCAGATAATCTAAACTATAGAGGAAGTTTTAAACAATATGATGCTGATGGTCATCCATATTTGTATAAAATAGGAGATGTTGTTGAATTTCGTGGTAGAAAATATGTTGCAACAAAACCAACTTCTAGTAAAATACCAGGAACAACTGAAGGAAATATTATTTGGAAAAGTTTAGGTGGAGATGATACTTTTTATATAATGGAAACTCCACCAACAAATCCATTAAAAGGCGATAGATGGTATAAACCTTCTACGTCTGTAATGTTTACCTTTGTAAAAGAAGAAACAAATCAGTTTTGGGTTGAATTGTAAATTAAAAAGGAGTATAATAGTGATATGAATCGTGATGATAATAAGAAGGACTTTTCCCGGGATAAATTTAAACCCAAACAATTAAAGTCCGTTAATCGCAAAGAAAAAGATTCGGAAAAAAATAGATCAAAACAACAACTTAAAAATTATGTTGAAAATGGTTTTGAAGATGACGATTTTGAAGATAACTTTATGAGGTAAATTATGAGCACTGTGACTTTTTCGAAAAATACATTATCCATACTTAAAAACTTTTCTTCTTTGAATTCCAACTTACTGGTAAAACCAGGTAATATTGTTAAAACAATAACACCTTCTAAAAATGGTATGGCAGTTGCTACTGTTGAAGAAGATTTTGACACTGAGTTTGGAATCTGGGATTTAAATAAGTTTCTTGGAGTTATTAGTCTGTTTGGAAATCCATCATTTGATTTTGGAGAGAAGAGTGTCAAGATCAAGAATGGTGGTAATTCTGTAGTAAATTACTACTACTCTGAACCAAGACTTCTTACTGTTCCAACTAAGGATGTTGTGATGCCGTCTGTCAGTATCTCAACCTCCATGACCGAAAAGCAATTTCTGGAACTTCAGAAGGCAGCAGCAGTCATGCAGTTGCCAGATCTTGTCTTCACATCTGATGATGATTCTATCATTGCGATGGTTTGTGATATTTCAGATCCTACATCAAATAGTTACAAAGTAACTCTTGATACTTGGGATGCTCCTGTTCCAAACTTTACGTTTCATTTTAAGATGGAGAATGTAAAGATTCTTGCTGGTGATTACCAGATAAACTTTGCCAAGAATATTGTTGGTGAGTTTGTCAATAAATCAATATCACTAAAGTATTGGTTTGCGATGGAATCAAATACTTCAAAGTATGGAGACTAAATTGAAACCTGAAAACTTTCTATGGGTTGAAAAGTATCGACCCAAGACTATTGAAGACTGTGTTCTACCCATGTCGCTAAAGTCAACCTTTAGCGACATGGTTGCTAAAGGTGAACCACAAAATTTACTGTTTTCTGGAACTGCTGGAGTTGGTAAGACCACAGTTGCCAAGGCACTCTGTAATGAAATGGGGTGTGATTGGATTCTGATCAATTGTTCTGAAGAGGGTAATATTGATACCCTTCGAACAAAGATTCGTCAGTTTGCCAGCACTGTGTCTCTGAGTGGAGATGTCAAAAAGGTTGTAATTCTGGATGAGTTTGACTATTCAAACGCAAACAGTATTCAACCAGCACTTCGTGGTGCCATTGAAGAGTTTGCCAATAATTGTCGATTTATTTTGACCTGTAATTACAAGTCTAGAATCATTGAACCAATTCATTCTCGGTGTACCTGTATTGATTTTGCCCTACCAACCACAGAAAAACCAACCATTGCTGCCAAGATGATGGAGCGATGTGTATATATTCTCAATCAGGAAGGTGTAAAGTTTGATAAGAAGGTGCTTGGTCAATTGATTATGAAGCACTTCCCAGATATGCGACGTATCTTGAATGAACTTCAAAGGTACGCTGTCTCTGGATCGATTGATGTGGGTATTCTTAATTCTGTTGCCGATTCGGAAATCAAGAATCTAGTGAGTTCCATGCGGAACAAGGACTTTGCTGGGGTTCGTAGATGGGCAGCGATCAACGCAGAGACTTCTCCCCAGGAGATCTACAGAAAGATCTACGATGCTCTTGGAGAGGTTATGGAGAACCAGAGCGTTCCAGAGGCAATTCTGATTCTTGCTGAGTCTCAGTACCGCTCTGCGTTCGTTGCTGACCAAGAGATCAACCTAGTAGCGTGTTTGGTTCAGATCATGATGTCATGTGCTTTTAAATAATATGCTTTCTGATTTTTTAAATTCTATTAATGTAACAAAGGAAAATCTTCTTTCTAAAGATCCTAGACTTGAGAAAGATTATTTACCTTTTGTTGTTAACAAATGTTTTTCGTACTTTCCAGATACCATCTTTTACGCTAACAAGGTAAATATGATGTCATTTTTGGATAAAAGATTACAATATGACTATCTTTTGTATTCTATTCAAAAGAGAAAACGGTTCTCAAAATGGATAAAACCAGAGGAGAACAAAGATATTGATGCCATAAAGGAGGTATATGGGTACTCAGAAACCCGTGCCAGAGAAGTTTTAGATATCCTTTCTATGTCTAAAATTCATGAACTGACACAAAAGGGTGGTCAAAAACGATAAAACTATAAATATTTTCTGTTAATATGGAGTTTATTATGACAGAAGATATTTTTGAGGGATTGGGTGTAGAAGTTAAATTAAATAAAGAAGAAGACTTCTTAAAGGTAAAGGAGACTCTTACTCGTATTGGAGTCTCCTCTAAAAGCGAAAAGAAACTTTATCAATCTTGTCACA